CACCTCCAGCCGTAGCTGCTCCGTGGCCCGCGCCACGCGCTTGCGGGCGATCTCCACGTACTCGGCCTCGCGTTCAATCCCGATGCCGTTCAGCCCGAGCTTCGCAGCGGCCACGAGCGTTGTGCCCGAGCCGAGGAACGGGTCGAGGACGGTGCCGCCGGGCGGGCAGTGCCGGCGCAAGATGCGCTCCATCAGCCACTCGGGCTTCTGCGTTGGGTGACCCGTGCGCTCGGTGTTGCTCCGCACCATCGGCCCTTCAATGACGTTCCAGCGGTCGCGGCCATCAGGCGGTCTGTCAAACCAAGCGCCCGGCCGCGCGCCCCACACGATGCACTCGAATGCCGACTGATAAGTCGGCCTGCAGCCGCGCGGGATTGGCGTGGTCTTGACCCACGCCAGGACGTGGCGAGGTGCTATGCCATGCCTGTGCATGGCGTTACGAAGTCGCCCGACGTCCTGGACCTTGCAGAACGCGAGCACAGACCCCGACTCCGCCAACGCCCAGGACGCGGGCCCAACCCAGGCAGTGGAGAATGTATCCCATGCCTGCTCGGTCACGTCGGTGCAGGTTCCCCTGTTCTCTGTGTGCCATGTTGGCGGCTCATAGTTGGGCATCCCGTACGGCGGGTCGGTCACCACGCAGTCAACCGACCCCGCCGCCAGCGCCGGCAGGACCTCCAGGCAGTCGCCGTGGATGATGTCGAGGCTCATGCGCCGACCATCTTTCGCAGCTCCTCGTCGCTCAGGTCTGCGTTCCGCCGCCACGCCCAATAGCACGCCCTGTCGCAGAACTCCCTGCGTCCGGCCTCCTTGCCAGTTAGAGGCTTGCCGCACCATCGGCAGACGCGCCTAGAGGCATCGCTCACGCCCCCACCCCGCCCTGCTCCGTCAGCGTGCCCGGTGCACTGAGCCCCACCGCGAACGGCGACAGGCTCATGCCGCTCGGCACCGGGTTCCCGGTCGAGCCCTCCTGGTTGATCCGGTCTAGCTTCGCCTGCGCCGCGTCCATGCTGATCCCGTGCAGCGCCGCGATCGCGTCAACGCGCGGCTGCAGCCCGGCCTCGACCATCGCCGTCTGGTCCGCGATGTCCTCGGTCAGGTTGCTCGGTAGCCCGTCCTGCCAGGTCAGCATGAGATCGCGCATCGGCACGAGCTCGACCTGCCCATCAGCCGGCTGCCAGATCGGCCACCCGCGGCGCGCGACCGCCGCGTGCAGCTCAATCGCCGTGGTGTAGAGCCACCGCAAGGGCCGATCGAACGCCTGCTGTTTGCGCTTGGCCAATGTCTGGGTCTTCATCTGGCTCAGTCGCAGCGCGACGCCGCTGGTGGGCCCGCCGCCTTCCTGCGGGAGCAGCGCACTCATGTCGATCCCCGCCGCCGCGACGAACGCCTCTTTCAGCTCCTGGATCGCGTTCTCGACTGCGCTCAGATCCTCGCCCCAGGTCACGTAGCCGACCGGGGCCGAGCCAGTCCAGCCGTCTGGGACTGGCCAGAACTTCGACTCGGAGCACTTGAGCTCGCCGTTGTCGTCAAGTGCGCTTGCCGGCCCGTAGAGGCCCGGGTCCGAGTGCATCTTCAGGATGCGCGCACGCTGCGTCTCCATGGCGTTGAGCGCGCCTTGGATGCCGAGCAGGCCCTCATAGTCGCTCTGGCCCCACGGCAGCGTCTGCCCGTTCGGCACGTGCAGCACGAGGAGCCCGGCCACGCCCGTCCGCACTGGCTCCTCGCTCAGTGCCGCCGTCTCGGGCAGTGCGGTCAGCAGCAGCCGGTCAACGTTCGGCCTGTACCTGAACCCCTGGCCCATCTCGCCGCTGAGCTGATAGAGTTCGTGGGCGATGACTGATTCAGTGCCGCCGCCTGGCAGCGGCTCAACCCAGTGCCGCTCGAGGTGCAGGTAGTACCGCTTCTCCCGGCAGAGCACCTCGCCGATGTCGGCCGCGATGAGCTGATCCCCGAGGTAGACCGGGTAGAACGTGGAGGGATCGACCACATCGACGCCGATCCGCTCGGCGCCCGCGTCGTAGCGGACCTTCAGCACGGCGTCGCCGCAGGTGCTGCAGTCGGTCAGCCAGCGGCGGAGTTTCTGGTCGACGGCGCAGTCGAACGCGATCTGGGCGATCAGCGCATCAGTGGCGTCGCGTTCGTAGCCGGCGCTGACCTGCACGCCCTCATCGCAGGCCCGGCCGGTGACGAGATCGGTCAGCGCCGCCATGTAGTTGACGGCGACATACGGCCAGTCGTCGTCGACCTTGAAGCCGAGGTCGACGAACACCTTCTTGTGCCCGTCCTCGGCCCGGTTGAAGTACAGCCGGCGGTAGACTTGGTAGCGCAGGAGCCGCGCCTCGTGCTCTTTGGGCGGCCACGGCACGCTCCTGGGGTCTGCAGTCAGGTCAACCATGGCGTCAGCCACCGTCCTCGTTGCACCGCGTAGCCAGTCCCAGGCCCTGCCGATCAGGCCCATGGGCGCTCACCAGCCCCTCGGGCGCTTCGGCTGCGGGTTGAATGGCACGTGCTCAAGGCCGTCGAACTCGACCACCGCATAGCGCAGCGCGTCCATCAAGTGGTCCTCACATTTCGGGTCTGGCGTCTCATCCCGATACGTCCCATCGCCGTTCCGGACGTTCATGTAGCGGTAGAACTGGGCGATGGTGTTCTTGCAGTGCCGAGCCACCATCAGCCTGTTGCCCTTGCCGCGCTCGTCAACTCGCCTGATGCCGGGCTTCACCGGGTTCTTGGCCTCACTCGCGGGCAGCGGCTTCGCCCGGAACTTCCGGATGTTGCTCGGGTCCTCGGGGTCGCACTTCCACGCCTTCACGCCGTGCTCGCCCGTCAACCCGTACGCCTGTTCGACCCACCAGTCGATGTCCTGCTCGGTCGCGTAGACCTCATCGAGCACCCAGGCCACGCCGTCGGGGGCCTCGCCCAGCACGAGCAGGGCGCCCGGCTTGCGGAAGCCCCAGTCGACTGCGCCCACCACGCGCACGAAAGTCTCCGGCGGGTCCCCTACGTGTGAAACGTCCGAGAACCACGGGTAGACCATCCCGGCCTGGGCGATGGCCGGCGAGAACTTGCACTCGTACTCGCGCTCGAACTGCCACTGCGGCATGCGCCTCCGCTCTTCGGCCAGGAACTCCTCGCTGATGCGGGGGCATGAGGATGACGGCACAGTCCACTTGCGCCAGCCCCCGCCCTCCCCACCGTCTTCGTCGATCGCGCGGCACGTCTCGAAGAAGAACCCGGTCGGCTCGCTGGCCGAGCTCGACAGCAGCAGGACGCCGTCCCGGCTCGTGGCCAGCATCGGGCGCACGGCGTAGTAGAGGGCGTCGGGCACGAATGCCGCCTCGTCAATGATGACCAGGCCAGGAGCTGAGAATGAGCGCACGCCCATGGCACTCGTGGTTACCGCCTCGATGCGTGATCCGTTGCTGAATCGCACCGTCCGGTGAACGTCAGGGGAGGAGACGCGCCGCGCCGGCAGTGACCGCTCATCGAGCTGGGCGTAGAGCGGCTGGAACTTCCCCTCGATGAGCTCGACTGCCGCCTTCTCGCGCTGGGCGGCGACAATGGTCAGGTGGTGTGGGATGGTGATCGAGCGAGTCAGAGCCAGGGCGGCGTCCACGGCACTCTTGCCAGCCTGCCGTCCGCATAGCAGCACCCGCTGCGGGGCATCGCTCTCAAGGAACTCAATCTGCCAGGGGTCCGGCTCGTAGCCCGCGGCTCGCATCAGATCCGCGGCCGTCGCCAGTTCCGTTCCCGACGAGCCCAACCACGGTGCCAAGGCCTCGTGAACCCAGTCGATCGAGGACCTTCTCCCAGGCTCCTGGATCCACGCAGGTACGGACAACCTCCATCACCATCCTCAGCACGGCCACGGCCTGCGCCTTGGGCACAAGCTCCTGCAGGTCGCGCTCGATGTTCACGAACCTGTTGACAGCCTGCGCGAGCAGCGCCTCACCGGCCGGGTTGCCACCGTCCATCTGCCACTTCAGCAGCCGAGCCCGCATCGTGCGGATCTCCTGCGCCATGGATGGGCCCTCGGCCTCGAGATCGGCGATGGCCTCCAGCATCGGCGCCAAGCCCTTGATCTGGCGAACGAGATCGGCGTAGGCGCCATGGGTCGGGGGCCGGCCGGGGCTGCGCCCGCCATGGAGGTAGCACCGATTCCTCCCGCGGACGGGAGCGTGCTGACATGGCGTCTTGGCTCGGGTCTCCGCACCGCATATCGCGCGTTCGACCATGGGGTTTCCTTCAGCGGGTGGCCGATCATGGGGTTTGCGCGCCATCTCACACCTCACCCGCGCTCTGCGCGTCGCGCTCGAGTTCGCGGAGCTGCATCCGCGCGGCGCCGAGTCGGCTCTTGACTGTGCCCATAGGCACGCCGAGCACGGCCGCGATGGTGTCGATGCTGGCGCCCACGGCCCGCATCCAGACCACGTCGCGCAGCCGCGGAATGAGCTGGTCGATCAGCGGGCGGAGCCGGCCTCCGCGCTCGTGCAGGTCGGAGGACACGTCCTCGGGCACCTCGCCAGCCTGATCAACCAGCCAGCTCCAGCGATCATCAGTCGACCCCGGCAACGGGCACCTCCTGTTGGCTCTGGCCACGTCAAGGGCGTTCGTCCATGCCACCTGCCTCAGCCACGCTATGTAGCGCGTCCCCGGCCGGTAGCCGCCGACCTCCTCCAGCACGGTGAGCCTGGCCTGCGCCAGCGCCTCCTCCACGTTGTCGTGACCGCGCACCACTTTGCGCGCGATGCCGCGGCACAGCCGCTCGTGGCGCTGCCATAGCACTTCAGCCGCCCGGCCGTCGCCGCCGATGTAGCGGCAGACCAGGTCATCGTCGCTGAGCTGCTGGTAGCGTTTCACTGCTGCGAGCATCGGTCACCCCAACCTGTCGCAGATCGGCGTGCTGCCGATGACGCCAGGACCTGGGTACCGGCCGGCACCGTGCTGCCCCCGCGCGCCAGCCTCGGCCTGCACATGCATCGGGTTCACGGACGACCATAGCGGCCGCGGAACGGCC